TGCCAATCTAAATTAAGATAAGATAAATCACCATTTACAGATAATTCGTCTTTATATTTTTGAACAGACTGTTCTCCTCTAGCATATAATCTAAGTCTGTGAAAGTTTTGCCAGTTATTGCCAAATCTTCCACCAGCTCCTACACCGCGGTCACCTTTAAACCATTCATTTTCAATAGCTCTTCCTACTTCGTATCCGTACTCGTAACTTTGCTTTACTGAATCAGGTACTACCTGACTTGGAAATGTGCTGTTTACGCTTTTATAAATCATTTATTTTATTATTTTTGAAACGTGACCTTTGTTATCGTATTTACCAAAAAATATCGAAACAGGTTTTTTATCTTGTTTGTACACCGGCGTATATTTATTTTTATTACAAGCCATTATAGCTAATCCAGAACTAATAGTTGCATCAAACTTTGTTCTATTATTTATATTAAATTTAGCCCAATCTTCTAATGTTCTTTGAAAATACATGCTACCGTAACCTCTTTCAGTTGCACCAACGAAATCATTTATATATGTTTCAATAGCTGCAGCGTGAGCTTGTTTTATGTCTTCACTTGAGTTAGGTATTCCTCCTATTTCTTTCTCTGTTGTTGATAAATTTCCATATATTTTATCTGGTCTATTCATTGAAAAACCTCTGTACCCTCTTCTTTTAAAATAATATAAAAGTCTAGGTTTGTTATTTTCAGCTAATATTGGCATCCCATAAAATATGCAAGCCATTAATACATCTTCAAAAAACATTTCAGCGGTTTGTGGTCTAGCAATATATTCCAAGAAAAACATATTAGCAGGAGCATTATCCATACTAAACTTAGTTAATCCGTGTAAAGAGCCATTTGATCCTCTTGAATCTACTGTGCCTGATATATCGTAACTATCACAACCAAAAGCTCCAATATGTTCATTACCAGGATATTTACCATTATTTTTAATTAAAACGCTATTTTGTAATTCTACAGGAGGAACCCAAGACACTAAAAATCTTCCATCAGCGTTAGGTGTAAATATAACTCTAGTATCTTTAACTCCATTCTCCCATTGGAAACTACCTCTAGTAACCATTTTAGAATTATTTAAGTCTTCGTTATAATCTATTTGCTCGTATATCTTTGTTAAATTAAATAAAGATAATTTAGCTTCATCTCTAAAAGCGTGTTTTTCTGTTCTTGGGAATTGACGATAGTATTCATTTAAACCGTCTTGATCATTTTTTAATCCTTCAACTTCATTTTCCCAATGCTCTATTACTCCATATTCTATCTCTTGTCCACTAGGATCTACTGTACCTTTTTTTGGTTTTTCAAATACAGGTAATCCATAAGTATCAATGAATCCTTCGTAATTCCATTCCATAGGTATGAACAAAGAATATAGCCCTGAGCTAGTCTGTCCATTGCGGTTTCTATTTTTAACGTCTGAAGAGTCATAAAGTTTTTTAAAGTTACTACCTCCTTTATCTAAAGCGTTAGATGTTGAACCCATCATACACTTACCAACGATCCTAGAACCTAATCTTAGTGTTGTTTTTGTTACACGCCAGTTGTTTAATATATTATCAGGTCTTTCCCATTTTCCACTCTCATCGTGTACTAATAATCTTAGCTTTTCACCATCATAAGAGTTATCACCTGTGTTTTTCCAGTCAATTGTAGTATCCAAGCCATCAAGCTCCTCTAGTACATTTCCTTCGTTTAATTTCTTTCTAGTTAACTTAGACGCTGGTATTCTATAGGCTAATTCTGTCTTAGGTCTATCCATACCATCTTGTATCGGTTTGAAAAAGAAAGGGTAATTGATCGATATTGGTACTACTTTGTCCGTGAACATTTTTTTAGCATCACTACCTGATTTTGATAATATACCAAAACGACAATCACTAGATATAGTAGCTTGGTTAACTACTTCTCCAGAAGCCATAAAGGAAAACCCAGATCGTCTATTCTTTAGGTAACACATACCATAGCATCTATTGTCGGCTTTACAAGCTTCCCAGAATATAAAAAATATTCTATTTGATTCTCTGTAATCAGCAGCTCCTACGTCTATTTTAGACCACTGCAAATACATATAGTGAGAACCAGTTATGTATGTTGGTATTCCGTTGTTTTGAAACCAAAAACCTTCATCTCTTCTTTTAAACTCAGTATCTATATACTCATACCATTTCTCTTTAAATTCATTGGTATGTTTTTCCCAGTCAAAAACACTTTTTATTTTAGAAAGTTCTTTTGGGTACTCTAGTTTTTTCCACATCTGCTCTTTTTTATTTTGAGAGCATTTGTATATTTTTTTTGGTTTTAAAGGTAAAGCTATTTTTAGATCTTGTATTTCTACGACTTCACCTATAGTTCCATCATTACTTATTATAATAGCATCAATATCAGCGTTGTAGCCTCTATTCCACTTTTTATATCTATTATTTCTATCTAGTAAGCTTGGTTTTATGTAATCTTCTAGAGTTTTTATTAAATTTTGCTGATACATTACTTGGATCTTCCTTCAGCAAAACCTCTAAAGGTTTTTTCTTTTTTAACTCCACTCATGCTTTCTTCAAGTAAAGCACTTTCTTGTTCTATGCGAGCTAGTATTTCAAAAGCATCGAATATAGCTAGTTTTTTTGTTGCTGCTGCGTTTTTCAATCTATCAGCAGTAATATCATCACCTGAATCTACTATTTTTTCTTTAGCTACTTGAATTAACTCATCAACAGCTTTCTGCCCAGCTTCTATTATATTCCTCTTCGTTTCCTTTGTATCCATACTTTAATAAAATATCATTTGATTGCATGCAGTAAAGCCTTTTGTTATCTACCATAAATTCAAACTCTCTATTTGATTTATAACCAACTAAATCACCTGGATTTATATTTAAAGACTCTAAATTACTATTACCTATTTTTACTACACCTATGTTTTTTTCTTCTTTGTCTAAAGAAAATACATTTCTGTTTTTTATCGGAATAATAAAGCATCTATCATTTATAGATAACCATTTACCATCTCTTTCATAAAGGTATATTTGATCAAGTTGACAAAAAAATAAATCATCTCTAAACAATTTACTACTGTCTACAGCTTTACCTTTTTGATTATAATACCTTCTAAAAACATTGTGATGTATTATTATTCTATCACCAGGTTTTATTGGCGTATCAAAGAACAATGGCACAGATACAACTATAGCTTCTCTGTTTATAAACTTAAACTCTTCTATACTTGTGTTAAGCAATAGTTTTTTATTACCTACTTTTTTTTCGTTAGAATATCTGCTACTAGTAGGTTTTACTATAAAATCATAAACACTTCTCATTAATATTCTAAATCATATTCAACTGATATAGCCATGTTAGGATTAAATTTCTTCCATGGCAATATCTCGTTGTTTTTCTTGATATATATACTATAAGAATTAGTATGTTCTTCATACAATATGTGCGATATTTCATGTCCACCATACACTTGTTGACCTACTGAATAATGCATAGCGTCATTCTTGTAGTCAGAACCTATACTTATTTTTCTTATAACATTAGACATTATTCAACTACTTCTAACTTTTTCACGTCTTGCTTGATCTCATCGTACTCACCAGTTTCTAAATTAATAGATACGGCTCCATACTCACTTTCTAGTTCAGCCTTGATCTCACTCATAACTTTTTCTGCTTCAGCTACTTCATGAAGTAAAAAGTGTTTTTGAGATTCAACAATACCAATGTTTATCATTAGTTGATCTAATTTCTTTTTTTGATCTACGATTCTTTCTAATTGATCTTCTTTAATTTTGTTCATTTGATTTAATTTAATTTGTTTATGTTACTATAGTTACACGTTTTTATAATAGTTTTCCAGTTAAATATCCTAGTCCATAAAGTATTGGGCAAAGCAAAATTAACCAAAGAGGCGTTCTATAACGAATAACTTCTTTTTCTTTTATAATAGTATTTTTATCTAACTTACTTTTGTATTCTTTTTCTAATACTTCTTTATATTCTTTTAAGTCAATTTCAGCAGTTATAACATTGTTTTTACCTTGTATAGATACTTTACCTTGAGACGTGGAAATAAGTTGCTTAAAAGGTTTTAAATTACCTAAACTGTCACATGGTTGATTAACTGTTATTGTATCTGTGAATCTTTCAACTAAAACCTCTGTTCTTGTTTTAACCACTGTGTCGTTTACAATTCTATCTCTGTACTCAGTAACTACTTTTTTTGAACTACAACCAAATAGTAAAAGTATTAATATTAGTTTTTTCATTACCAACGTGCTTTTTTACCACGAATGTCATAATGTGTAAAAGTATCGTATGCTTTTAAACCACCTTCTGGTAAGTCTCCTTTTTCTATTAATAATTCTATAAGATCGTAAACTTGTTTTGGCGTATAGTCTTTCACAACAATGTCCGCCGCGGTACCTAATAGATGCTGCGATTTTCGTTCACCACCAATTTTCTCGTTGTATAACTCGCTTCTATAACCGCTATTTATCGTTATAGATCTTCCAGTGTTGTCTCTTATTACCTGTAAAAACTTAGCAAGCTTCTCGATATTAGCTAGCACTTCTTTTGGCATCTCTGCACCGTCTTTGCTTTCAAATTCAGACTTACTGAAGTTTTTAGTTAGCTTCATCTTTCTTTTTGTTTTTCATTTCAATAATTTTAAGTATTGTGTAAATTATTGAAACACATAGTAAAAGTATCTTCAATGTTCTCTCTGCGTTTGTAAACGAAACTGCCATCGCGGAAGCGTTTAGTGTATATAGTCTTAAATCATCTAAACTCATTTCTTAGCATTATAAAGTTTTTCAACTATGTCCGTCACTCCCTGTAAAGATATGTAAGCTGTTGCTACGATTACCCAGTCATCACTCTCGATACTTTCGCTAAATAAAGCAAAAGAAGCTATCGCGAATACTATCAGTTTTCTGCTTATCCATTTAGATAAAAACAAATCGATTTTTTCTTTTCTACTCATAGCTACGACTGGTTTCAAAAAATAATTGTAATTTATTTCTTACTTTTAATAGAAGAATTTATTGCATCAACAACGCTCATACTCTTGTCTTCTACATTTTTTCCAGGCTTGTAGGAAACACTAAACCCGTTTTTGTTTATTAAACTGTATTCATTAGTTTTACCTCGCTTAGGTACAACTGTGTATCTTCCCTCAAACCTTTTCTTTATTTCTTCAAAACCAGGAACTTCTCCAATTTTAGCCTTTTTATCATCATCATCGTCACCAGGACCTTCCATGTACATTGGTGATTTCATGTTCAAAGGAATATCTTTCCCTGTTTTAGGCATATTACCTCTACCTGGTTTCATTTTAAAAGGTGTTTTCATTTTTTTTATTTTTTATTTGTTTTGTTGTAAGCTTCTTTTTCCCAAGGCAATTTATTACTACCTTCGTCCATAGAAGATCTTTGGTATTTTTTTCCTTTCCAGTAAACGTATTTTTCATCATAATCTAAATCACCTCTACTCATTTGATTTAGATGTACCTTCTCGTGTTTTATTACGTCCTCATGTGTGTTAGGGTCTATATTAGAATTAAGCGCAATAGAACCATTCCTATTGGCTTGACCCATTACACCATCTTCTAAATCTAATTGATATATAGGCGTGTTATCCATAGACAACTTACCCATTCTCATTTTATATCCCATGTATCACCATTTGACTTTATCTGCCCAGTATGCAGCTGACATTTTACCTTTAGCTATATTTTTAGCATGCCTAGCTTTAAAAGATGCTCTTTTAGCTTTCATTCTATCAGATTCACCAGATTTAGGTTTACCAGCTGTACTAGCTCCTTGCTCACCAAATCTAATTATTTTTTCCACACCATTAGAGCAAGCTTTAACAACATGTGATTTCTTAGGGTGGCTAGGTGTCTTTTTGGGCTTATTGCAAGCCATTTCAGCTTTATTAACTTTAGCCGCCATGTCTACATTTTAGCTCTATACGTTATAGGAGTAGACACGTTACATCCACAATCGCCAATACAACCACATGGTTGCATTAATTTAAGCTTCATACCTTTTGCTCCAGAACTAGAGCCTTTTCCGTGTGGTCTTCCAGTTTGGCTAAGTGGACCGTCCCATAAAGTGTTTTCACCAACTAATCCCTGTGCTCCTTGTTTCATGTTTTTCATATCTTTATTTTTTGTAGCTTCCGCAAGCTTTTTTAAACAATGGAGTGTTATTCCCTAATGAAGCTTGTCTTTGTCTAACGTCTCCAAAAACGCTTTCAGCAGCGAGTTGTTGAGCGTTGTTAAAAACAGGTCTTGCCATACCAAGTTCATTTGATGGTACTGGCGGCACCATTGTATATTCGACAGGCATATCTGTCAATGGATCTACGTTTAATTGTTTGTTTTGCATATTATCTTGTTTTATCTTTGTTTACATTTTTTATAGAGACTGCTAAAACTTTATCAGTGTAAGTTTTACCTCTCATGATGCTGTTTCTTTTTTGGCTAATTGGAATATCTTCTTTACCAAGCATCATACGATATATTCTACTTATCAATTGCTTGCCTTTAAAAGAAACTTTATATATATTAAACTTTTGACTAGCGCCTTGACGTTTTCTCCAAACTGTTATCCAGTTTTCTTTTAGCATTCTATTCCACCTACGGTTATCCCAGCTATAAGAGTATGCGCCTTTTTTAAAATCATCCTTAGTGAACATATCTATACAATCTAGATATATAAGTAATTCTAAATCAGCATCGTTTAAGTCATTATTCCTACAAGCCCATTTTCTAATTATCCTATAGTGTTTTAATAGATTTAAGTCCCTAAGGTCACTAGGTTCTATTCTCATAAAACGATGACAACATCTTGTAATCTTATAACATCATACGTAGCATCTTCTATCTCTATCTTATGTCCAGCGTGTTTATCATAAAATATAATGTCTCCCTCTTTAACAACAGAGACTAGGTCTCCACAGTTTACGACTTTAGCTTGTTTATATCTAATATCTTGCCTTTGAGATTCTGTTAATAGTAATCCACCTATTGTTTTAGATACTGGACCTTCTTTTATTTTTTCTACTAATATATTATTACCTACCGCTTTCATCTCCAATTCTCAAATTATTAATTACACAGTCAGTTGATAATATAGTTGTTGCTACTGAAGCAGCGTTTTTTAATGCGCTTTTAGTAACTAATAATGGATCTATGATACCCTTTTCTATCATATTAACCATCTCACCACTTATTACATCATATCCTACGCCTTCTATTCCTGAAACCTGTATGTTTACACCCGCGTTTGATAATATCTTCTTAAATGGCGCTAGAATCGCCTCTAACAGCAACTCTTCTCCTTTGTTCTCTGGTTTAATTTTATTAGAAGCGTCTAAAAGAGCAACACCACCTCCTGAAACTATACCTTCTTTTATAGCAGCTTTAGTTGCGCAAATTGCATCTTCTACTCTATCAGACTTTTCTTTTAATTCTATTTCAGAATTAGCACCAACTTTTACGACAGCAACTTTACCAGATAATCTAGATAATCTTCTCTCTAGTCTTATTACGTCACCTGGAGACTTTGCTTCTTTTATTTGAGTTTTAACACTTTCTATCAAGTCTAAAACTTCTTCAGAATCTGTGTTTACCTGTAGTATTGTTTCGTAATCGCTAGTTGTACTCTTGTAACAAGATCCAAGTAAATCTGGATTAATTATATCCAAGTCGTCACCTAAGTCTTCGTTTATAATAGTGGCTCCAGTTAATACAGCTAAGTCAGATAGCACATCTTTCTTGTTTACTCCATAAGTTGGAGCGTCTATTACATTTACTTTTATGTTTCCTTTAACCTTGTTCATAGCTAAAGTACTTGTTATCTTTTGATCTAAATCACCAATAATCAATAACTGTTTATTGTTAGCTATAACGTATTCTAATACCGATTGTATTTGTCTTATAGATTCTACAGGGGATTCGACAAGTAATACTAGTGGGTTATCTAATTCTGCAACTCTTTTTTCTTTGCTTGTTACAAAATGAGAATTTGTAATACCTTTTTCATATTGAACACCATCAACTAATTCAAAAGTGGTTTCTTCAGTGTCTGTAGGTTCCATTACTACAACCCCATTTTCTCCAGCAGCTTTAAAAGCATTGCCTATAATCTCTCCTAGTTCTCTATCGTTGTTACAACTTATCGTAGCAATATCCATAAGCATGTCACCACTAACTTCTATACTTTTATCTTCTAGGTATTTTATAACCTTTTCTACACCTGTATTTATACCGTTTTTTATTTCTCTGATATTACCGGTTTTAGAAGCTTTATATGCTTCGTTTAAAATTGAGTGCGCTAGTACTGTAGCTGTGGTTGTTCCGTCTCCAGCTTCTTTTACAGTTTTTCTAGCAGCTTCCTTTAGAAGCGTAGCACCCATGTTTTCTACAGGATCTAGTAAAGTTATTGAATCAGCAACTGTTACTCCGTCTTTTGTAATAATAGGTCTACCGTTACTGTCCTCTAAGATAACACATTGGCCGCTAGCTCCAAGTGTAGAGCTAACAGCTTTTGTTAATTTATTTATACCTTCAAATATTTTAATCTTAGCGTCTTCACCAAAATTAAGATTCTTGACAATTTTGTCTGTCATGTTTTTTTATTTAATTAAATTTAATTTGACTACAAGGTTATCATCACTTGAGTTTACAAAATCTTACATACAAATTACTCGTTAATGTTATTCACCGTCTTGAGGATAAGCGTCTACTGTTTTGCAATTCCAATCGTAAGTAATCATAATTTATGTTTTTAATTAATTATTTATTTACTTGTTTTATTAACCATTTGTGGAGTACAGGCACATATAAAGAGCCTCCTTCGTTTAAATTTGTATTATAGAATTTAGAAACAAGTAGTTGATATTGCTCTTCCGTCATTTCTTCTTCTTCCCAGATTATATCTATAATAATTAAATCATATTTCTCTGTTGTAGTATATGCAAATATATCGCTTTTTATGATATTTATAATAGGGTTCAAATGCCCTAAAGAAGCGTTATAGTCAATAACCTCTTGACTAATTTCTACAACATCTATCTTACTACATTTATTAACTTCAGATAATTCGTAAGGTATTAATCCAAAACCTAAACCCGCAACTAATACCGAATCATAAGTAAAGTCTTTAAAAGAATCTTTAAAAAACCCGGTACAAGAATCACATTTTCCTAAAAACACAGAAGCATACACCTCTCTATTATCTAACCATTTCCCGTTAGAGAATTTCATAAAAGTAACTCCTTCTGAGTCTTTATAAACATTAAATTCGGTACCTGAATAATCTTGTAAGTCGGTATCTGGTATTTTCATATTATTTTATTTAAAATTAACATATAAAGTAGCTTTGTACAACTCCAAAGCTATCTACTACAATTCTAGATCCTACATATCCTCCTGAATAAAAAGTTTGACCGTAGGTTCCTGCAGGATATGGCACTGTACCTGATGCATTACTATATATTGTGTCACCTAAACTCGCTACACTACTAGAAGCTCCGTTATGGTAAGCAACATTATCAGCGAAGTTGCCACAAGCAAGAGAACCTTTTGGTGAATTTATGGTTAGATAGAATTCTTGAGTTGTAGGGGCTACGAAGTTTCTAAAATTCAATAAAGAGTTTTTACTTCCAGAGTAAACTGGATCCCATCCTCCTTGAGCATTAGCAGCAGTAATACAAGCGGTTAGACTAGTATTAGTGGCTAACCCAAGCTCTACTCTAACAGTATTTAAACTCCATCCGCTATTAGTATTTGGTATCGCCATTATATCCCTGCTTTTTCTAATCTAGCTTCTAACTCTGCGATTTTAGCGATTAATAAATCGATATACTTTACAGACTTAAATCCTTCGGTATCTGTGTTTACAAATTCAGGATGTTTTATCTCTAACTCCTGAGCTATAACACCTACTCTGTATTCTCCTTCGTTGTTTTTCATTTCGAAAGACTTCCAGTTCACGTCTATATTATCGCACGATAAATCCTCTATTTTCGTTTTCTTTCTTTCATCAGATGATAATATGAAGTTAGTAGCAGTTAAGTCACCTGACATCGTGTCGCCAGTAACATTAACAAATCTACTATCAGACTCTGTTTCAGTGTAATACCTACCATCTAAATTTACAGAAGCAAGTCCTGTTATATGTCCGTAAGTATCTAATGTAATATCTTGTATAACTGTACCGGATGAGTTGTTTACAGAGGCTTGCGAAGAGGTATCAGCGTGGCTAATAGTGCCTGTTGATGTTCCAAAATCCACACCTCCTGTTAATCCACCCCCGGCAAATACACCTTGTACTGTACCTGTAGTTGATGACGTACCTGCTCCAATTAAACTACGAACTTCCGCACCAGTTACTCCGCTAGCTAATGTTGGGGTTCCACCGCCACTAAATATACCAGGTTCTGCGTAAATTGTAGGTTTATTTAATATCAAAGCATCGCCGGAAGCAGCATTCCAATCGCTTTGTACATTAACTTCAGCACCTGACGCGATGCCATTTAACTTAGTTTTATCAGCACCCGTCATTAATCCTGCATTACCAGCAGCAACAACTAAAGGTAAAGTAGCATTTGTTCCATCTGAACTAGTTACAACACCATTAGTAGCAGATGCTGTATATCCCAAGTTTGTTGTAACATTGGATACTTTAGCATTATTAGCTATTACATTATCATATAATGCTTTAGTCATAACACCAGCAACTGTAGTTGAAGCAGCTCCTATAGCAATATTTGTACCTGTAGAACTATTTATAGTTACGTCTGTAGTAGATGTAGTTTTACTTAAATTTGTAGCAACATTTACTTGAGCACCTGATGCAATTCCATTTAACTTAGTTTTATCAGCACCCGTCATTACGCCCGCAACAGATGTTGTGGCTGCAGGAATTGAAGCGTTAGTACCATCAGAACTAACAATTGTAACTGTAGTCGCAGCAGTAGTAGTAGACAAGTTTGTAGTTACGTTAGGGGCTGAGTTAGTTAGAGTAACAGAACCACTTGTACCGCCTCCACTTAAACCTGTTCCCGCGACAACTGCAGTGATATCACCTTGAGGAATAGCGGGGAAAGTGACCAAGTTACCTTGACCGTTAATGTATTGAGCAGCAGTACCCGCCATAGTAATAGCAAGTGTGCCTGAAGTTGTAACTGCAGTTCCTGCAGTAAATGCATTTCCTGCGTGTGATATTCCAACACTTGTAACTGTACCTGTGTTAGTGGTATATCCCGAAGGGTTGGTGGCATTATAAGGAGTGTACCCTAAAGCCCCCGTTACATTGGCACTTGTTAGTGCTAAGGTTCCTCCTAAAGTAAGATTGCCTGAGCCTGTTACAGTGCCTGACAAAGTAAGACCGCTAACAGTACCTGTACCTCCAACGGAAGTAACAGTACCTGTATTAGATGTTTTGCTATTAAATGTTGTCCAATCAGCAGATGAAAGATACCCATCTGTGGTATCTGATGATTGTGATATTCCAACTGTAACATTCCCTGAAGTTCCACCACCTGTTAAAGGAGCGGAAGCGGTTACTCCTGTAATATCTCCGGGGTTAATGTTAGCAGTAATTGTTAAAGTATCTGTAGTGGCATCTGTAGTAAGCGTTATATTGCTTCCCGCAGCAAATGTAAGAGTGTCGTTATTACTGTCAGCAACAATAGAAGTCTGACCCGAAACTGCAACGTTTTTAAATATATTTTGAGAAGATCCTTTATCATTATTTGTTAATGTTATTGAACCTCCTAAGGAAACAGCTCCTCCGCCACTCATTCCAGTTCCTGCTGTTACAGTTAATGAAGAGTTAGCTAATTTACCGTTTGCTACTGAAGTATTTACTAATTGAGACCCGTTAATGGTCTTATTTGTTAATGTCTGAGTTCCGTCTAACGTTACTACTGAGCTATCAATACTGAAGGCTGTTCCTGTTAGAGATAAACCAGTTCCAGCAGAATAAGTTGTATTAGTATCTGTCCAAGGTACATTTATAACCCCTTGATTTGCAGAGTTTAATTGTAACCCATAGGTTCTACCCGCTGTTGTTGTAACAGCATTAGCAGCTACAGTTTGGTCAGTGTTACTGAACAACTCAATTAAGCCTAATGTAGCATCAGTTGCAACTCCGTAAGTTGTGTTTGTAGGCGTTGCCCAAGTAAATGTACCATCACCATCTGATCTAAGGTATTGAGCGGTTGTTCCATTCCCACTAACATTTAGCTCAGCTGCACCAACTGAGTTATCTGTTATTGTAGCAGCGTCGACTGAGCCTAAAATAGCTAAAGCACCTAAGCCTAGTGAAGTTCTACCAGTAGCAGCAACTAAACCTGTTGCACCGCCATCCCATTTATTTCTATCAGTGTAAGCTATATTCCATTGAGTTGAGTTTCCTCCAGTTGCTGTAATAACTCCATCAACGTCTAATTTAGTACCTGGACTAATCGTCCCGATCCCTACTCTACTATTTGTGTAATCTACATTTAGCGTACTGTCATTAAACCAAACACCTGTAGTGTTATCCCAAACCAACACGTCACCATCTACCTGAGATGTTATTTTTGTATCGTGCAGATCGTGTACACCCTCGTTTGCTTGTACCCTTATCTGTATCTTACCGTTTGTAGATGAGTTTAATATAAAAGCAGCAGCTATCTTAACGTTTGGTCCGTCAGGTTCTGTTATTGTAAAGTCTCCAGGGTTAGCTGGATCACACCATAATATTTGTCCATCATTCCAGGTTTCCCCGTTCTGACCACTAGTGTTAAACTGATCTAATTGACCGAAGCTTATAACTCTTGCAAAACCACCATTAGGTATATCCTCTTCTAGTACACCTAAAAAGTATTTAGCCTCTACAGATCCGTCAGCAATCATCTCATCTATAAGTATATGACCTGAATTGCCGTCAGTACCCACAGCCATAACACCTTTACCTTTAAGTATGGTCGAACCTGTTTCGTTTTTTACATTAAAGAATACAAGGTCAGACGCTAATGTTACAGCGCTTTGATCTATCCAAGCAACACCAGAACCTGTAGATGAAAGTACTTGTCCGCTAGAACCTGTACTTCCACCCGCCTCTACGCCAGCTTGTAATTCTATATTACTTTTAAACTTCATCTATTATATTTTATTATTAACCTATTTTTTGTACTAAAGCTATAACCCCTGTTGGTTCAGTTACTCCGTAGTTTACAGAGAATGTTGTAGTACTTAGTCTTTGAACATCAGCGTAAACAGTTTCTCCATTAGAATCAACTAATTGTATTAACACGTTAAAAAATCCTTGTCCTGCTGTTATGCTGCTTGGATAAGTATATGTGCCTGACGTAGGGACAGCGATACTTCCTGATATAACAGCTGCAGCTGGTACTGATACAGTTGCAGTTCCATTACTATAAGAAACATTGACCCCAGAGCCCGCGGCAACGTTACCAATACCTATTTGACTTGCGCTAGCAATGTCTATATTGTTTTGAACTGTTGTCCATTCTGCCAAAGTAGTTGGCGAATCAATCTCCGCAATTAATACATCTCCAACTCTAACTTGTTCGGTGAAGAACAATCCATCAACTGTAACAGTATACGTCCAACCTTTTTTAATACCAACTATAGGTGTTGCATCTAAGTTTGGTGTATTTGTAGCGGCGTCATATCCTCCCTGGTAAACTAAACCACCTACAACAGAAGTATCTACATAAGCTTTAACAGCGGCAGATGTTGGTAGTGTAGTATCGTTATTGTTATTCTCAATTCCTTCAGCTGCTGTTATAATAGCTGAAGCGTTAAAGTTAGCAACATCTAATACATTATCGGATACCGTAGTGGCGATAGAACTTGTTCCAGAACCTGTAACTTCTCCAGTTAGGGTTATAGTTTGGTCTAGATTAGACGAATCAATAGTTATGCTATTAGAACCATTATCCGTAAGCGTTATATTTGTACCAGCAACTAGAGTCAATGTATCTATAGTGGCATCTGAACCAACTAAAGTAATAGCAACGTCACTTCCTACCTGAATAGAGTCTAAATCATAAGTTGTGCCTGATATACCACTAATAGGTGACCATGTATTATCACCACGTAAATATTTTGTATTGTCTGGTGTACCAGTTGCTGATAAAGCCGCTGTTACAGTAACCGCTCCAGAGGTAGCTGTATTAGGAGTAAGGTCTATAAAAGTACTATCTGTTGTAGTTAACGTGGTTACACCTCCGCCAACTTCTACCCATGATCCGTTAGAAAATACTTTTAATACATCTAATGTTGTATCATAATATAATTGACCTTCAACACCAGTTCCTACAGATGCGTCGTTTGGTTGGTTTTCAATTCGAGCTTTTATAAGCTCATTTTGATTAAAATCTACGCTGCTTAAATAATTTATTGCCATTTTTTTTAGTTTAAGTAATTTATTGTTATTTTTTTTTTTTAGTTTAAATAAGCTTTACCTGAAAATCCAGCTGAAAAGCTTATTGTTAAATTATTTCTGTCAATGTACGTTACCTCTCCATACATTATTATATTGTTATTGTTTACTACACTAACAGACGGGAACTTGTTTAAACCATGTGCAATATTCCAAGTTTCGTAAGGTACTGGTTGGATATACTCAAACGTTTTGTCTGATCCAGACTCTGCATTAAAAGAAATACCATAATAGTGTAAGTTGTGAATAGAACTGCTTCCTTCTAAGAAACCTAGATCCATTCTATATATATTATCTTCTATCAATGTGAGTGCTTGTAAAGAATAGACACCATACCTATCTAAATCTCTTTTATCACTTATTGTTATATTCTTACCTATCAACCTAGTTAGATAGTTTATAGAATAAGAACCATTCGGCATCAGTGTATTAACATATAAGTTACTTATGTTAGAGAAAGATGTTAAATCTCCTTCGTAGTTTTCGAAAGATATACTACCAACTGGTCTGTTTTCAAAGACATCAGGTTCTATTACAAACTCAAAACTATTAGTTGCTAAATATGAGTCTACAGCCGCAAATGAAATAGATGATATAGAAAAATTCTTAGTAGCACCGTTTTCTACTGATGTTCCAATAATTATATCAGAACCATTCGGTTTATTTTTTACTTGGTAAGAGTTAATTATTGCCATGTATATTATATTTTCTTGCTTGCTTTTTCTGCTCTTGTACCATCTTTTTTATTTTTAGGTTGTGTACCACCTCTATTGAAACTAGATGAAACAAATCTACCAGTATTGTGATCGTAGTCTTTTCCTTTCAACCAACTTTTACCTTTTTTCTTTTCTGCTTCTCTTCTTTTCTTTTGACTATCTGCTCTTTTTTCTTTTCTAGCAGGTGAATTTGCTGCCGCTAGATCTCTTACTGCCTTTGCTTTAGCAGCTTTAGGACTTAGTTTTTGCTTACCCATAAAAAATGATATTGTTTATAGTATATATACTTACACGAAAGCATGTTTTTTTACAATGTTTATCGGAAGTGTGACAATAGCCCCTTACTATCTATATCTAATAGCCTAATGTCACTGTTTTTAATGTGTTTCTAAATACTTTTATTAGAAATATTGAACTATGGGGTTATGCCCTATCTCCCTGACTATCAGCCCTTTACCAAATTCGTTTCATTTAGCCCAGGGCCCCTCTTTTTATTGCATTTTCCATAATATTTTTACGTTTTTGCTACGATTTCCGTAGATGTTTTAGCTTTTTCCTGCGGTAATACTAATTTTTTACAACAACCCCCCTTTTTTCTTTAGAAAAATGTATAGCATACAAACTTTCTACTGATCCATACCGATAATATAGTCGTAATTAAATTTAATAATAAACAAAATAAGTTTGCTTACAAAGAAAATACTAACGATGTTAGATAATATAATAAAATAAATAATAATACTAATAATTAAAACTAAAACAAAATGGAAATTTTAAAATCAAAAAGATTCGTAGTAAGAAAATCATTAATCGGTTCAAATCAAATTATAGAAGTAACTTTCAAAAATGGCAAAGTCTTCAAATATAATCACGATCAAGCGTACAATGCAATGTCTGAAAAATTAAATCAAATGAATTGCTGGGAAAAATATAAATCATATACTTCTTCATCAAGTATTCCAACTGTTGTGAGACCGGTCTTAATTGACTAGTCTTACAATAAGAATACAAAGATCAACAGATAATATAAATGTAACTAAAATATAATAATATGTATCAAACAAATCAACAAGCGTGGGACGAAGTAATGAATACAATTACAGAGTCTAAAAGACGTGAAGCAATATGCGTGGAATTATTCGGTCAGGTTAATCTGATCGGATTGTCTGAAGAGCAAAGAGACTTATTCTGGAAATCAATTTAAAACTAAACAATATGCAAGTAGCAATCAGTACAAAGAATCAATTCGGAAACTATAACACAAGAGTATTAACATTCAAAAATCATACACACTTAGATAACTACTTGAGAGTAGTATTAAGATCATCGTCTAAACTAATCGGTCACGAGATACTTGACGATCTATAAAAACTGTGACATTAGCCTGTTACTCTACCTAATTAATAGCCTAGTGTCACACTTTTCTTCGGCCTGATTCTGAAACAAGATCGGAAGAGTAGACTCCGTCCTACGAGAATGTTTTCAAAGAAAACGTGTATAGCACTCACAAGAATTCTACGAGCTTCACTCGATATTAATAGTTAGGATCACTTCGTATGTATAGCACTTCACAAAAATTTTACGAATGTCGATCGATAATATACATGTAACTAAAATAAATAACTAACTAATTAAATAAATATTAACTTTAAATTATATAAAAATGGAAACTTTAAAAAGCAAAAGATTTGTAGTAAGAAAATCACTAATTGGAACTAATCAAGTAATCGAAGTAACTTTCAAAAATGGAAAAGTGTCAAAGTATAACCACGACGACGCTTTCACCGCAATGAAAGAAAAACTTGAAGCAATGCCTTGCTGGGAAAAGTATAAAAGCTACACTTCAAGTGCTTCAATACCAACTGTAGTAAGACCTTTCTTGATTGTAGAGTAGTCTTAGATGATCAGAGAGATGGTGTAATATCCCTCTGATCTTTTCTACAACCAAATAATTAATCACCTCTTAAAACATACTTAAAATGAGAAAATTCATATACGCTAAACTATTGGTAATTAAAAGAGAGTTGGCAATTCTGGCAAAAGCAGTACATGCAATAAAAAGGTAATTGCACTGTCTACAATAAAAATACAAAAAGTAATTGATAATATAAATGTAAAAAAATAATAATATGATAGTAAAATTCAAATTCCCAAAGTATTTTAGTAAACAAGTATACAATGGTATTCAGAAGTCTAAAAGAATAAAAGGTACATATGAAATACATAGCAATGTACTTTACGCCTATGTAGGTGATGTAGAAGAAATTGAGAAGATCTTTAATAGATTAGTGTTAAATTATAAAATAATATAATATGAGTAAAATAGACTTTAAACTAGTAACAAACGTAAGTGTCGACGGTATAGACACAAATGATTATCCTGACTTTGTAGACGCTTTTATCGAGAGCGCTGACTATGATGGTAAACCTATGAGTGATGAAATGCTCGATGAAATTAACAGCGATCATCTAGATTTTGTGCAAGAATGTGTATATGACCAATTATTCTAATAATATAACACAGTAGTAGGTAAGACGAGGTGCACTTATTAAAGTAGTGGTAACACGGCGCGGTAATATTACTATAAAAACTAAAAAAAATGAAAGCAAAAGGTAACAACAAATACACTGGTTTATCAGTGAGCGAAATAAGAGAAAAAGTGTATAATGAGTACATACAAGAGTATTACCATTTATCACATGAAGAAATAACAAAACTAGTAGACGAGAAGATGCTCATAATCTTCTTTGGAGAAGACTTTATAAACAGTAACGACAAAGGTGAAATTAAAACATACTAAAACAATGAAATTAACTTGGGAAGAAACAAGAGACATCGCTAACTATTTAGAAGATAAAGTAGGTAACTGTTTCTACGATGCTTTATTATATTGCTTATATGACAAGTATGGAGATAACTTTGAAGTAAGCGACGAAGATATACTAAGAATTAAAGAACAATTAAAATTAATACTATGATAACTAAAGAAGCAATTGAAAATAAATTAAAACAAGTAAAGGAATTTGAAGCTAAGTACGGAGAAAACCATATTACAAGATCATGGCGTAAATGGTGTACCGACGAGCAATATAGAGCTAACGAGATTAAATTTAGACAAGCTGTAGCGAATATAATTAAGAACTTATAACAACAATAATACGATTACCATTTGATAATATAATAAAATAAAAATTATGACTTTAAAACAACCAACATCAGTAAATTACACTAGCACTTCTTACCACTTTGTAGACATTATAGTTACACCTAGAGAACTTATCGAGCTATGCAAAGAACTTGATATAGAGTATCACGAGGATAATACCGGTGAAGATAAAACCAACTTTGACTTTGAGTTTTATGTACCTGAAGAAAATTTATACTTCACGGTATATGACTGGAAAGAGTATCAACCATTAAAGTTAAATAGATCTTACGAGTTTCATATAGGTGCAAAAGATACAATGGCTTCATTAGAAGCAAAAGAAATATTAACAGAATTTTTAATTGGATAAGCATGGAAATAAGACTTTTAAACTGGAAACAAAGACAAGACGAGTTAGTAAATATGTACGCTACGCGTATGGCTCTCGAGTATAATATCATAGATATATCAACTTTAAAACAAAAAGCCAATGGCACTAGAATATTTGAACTACCAAACGGTGATAAGATTGGCTCTTTTAAATCAGGTTATGTCAGAAGATGTAACAACAACTCAACACATTATCAAATAAATAGAGTGTATAAGCAAAACATACAATACACTGTGCTTAGTGATGGTAAATTAAAAACACTAAAATATATAAATCATGCTAGAGAATTAATAGTAGATCCACTAGCAAGAATGCTATACATAGTTGACTTTTGTAAGCGTAATTACAACTTAAGACGTCTAACACATTATTCTTTATAATATGAAAGCATCAGAAGAATTAAAACTAGACATCGCTAAAAAAGTTGTAGAGTCAATGAATGACACTATGCTTGAAGAGACTGAACACTACATGTTCTTATCAGGTTTATATGATGAAACAGATAATGAATATATGACAGATCAAGCAGATATTATTAAAAAAGTAGCTAAATTATTATTAACTTAAAACAAAATACTATGTTAACCATACAAGAAATAAATGAAAGAGCATCAAACAAAGCGTTTGCTAAAATACTAGGTATTAGAGCTAAGCAGATAAATTTAAAAAAAGACCTAAAAAATGGTTTATACGGTTCTATCACTAAAGAAGAAATGCAATTACTTATAAAGCAAAATAATATAGAAATTGATGTATGGAATTACATAGCTAAACTAATAGAAACAGATAACAATGGAATCAGATAAACAGTTAAGCCCTTGGGAGCTAGTGTATAGAT